TTCAGGTAGTGCATAACCTTCAAAGGATGAAGGATGTACGGATTACCACCACGATCAAACTGACCGGCATGCGCATTGGTTGCTAGAACCAGTACTTTACCGAGGAGTTCGCCTTTTCTCATAATCATCTCCATTGCTTATATTCTTATCCTACACCACAATGGACTAATTGTACATCACTATTTTAGTGTCTCACAACATGATCTGCAGCATGAGTAGCTGCGAATGAATCAGGCTTGATCTTAGCATCCATACCCAAAGATCCCTTGACCCATCCAAGAGCTTCTTTGACGGCTACCGAAGACTTATGATTCGGATTCGGATTGATATCCAAATGAATTTCAAAGTGACGGTCACCAACTACATCGATAATTTCTGTAGCAGTTGTAACAGCAAGTTGTACTTCCATTAGCAGACGCTGCTTTAGGTTACCATAATCAGGCATGTCTACCGAAGAGTGGAATATTCTACCGCCCTTCTTTGTATCCCTATGCACAATAATCACAGTAGAGTACTTGGCATACCACTGCTTTTTCTTTCTGAAACGGATCGAGTCACAACCGATATAGATCGATGAACTCTGGCTAGATTCTAAAATTGCCTTCTTAGCTTCTTCAATCATTGTATTCACTCTAAAATGGAGTCACGAGCCGGATTCGAACCGGCGGTTTTACGGATTTGCAATCCGTTGCATTGGACCACTCTGCCATCGTGACATGGTACTCCCGGAGGGACTCGAACCCCCAACCAAACCGTTATGAGCGGTCGGCTCTAACCATTGAGCTACAGGAGCATGGCGCGCCGTGCAGGACTCGAACCTGCTGCCTCAAGATTAGAAGTCTCGCGCTCTATCCAGATGAGCTAACGGCGCAAAACTGTTAGGCAATGCGACCTATTCTGTGAAGAAGGTTAGCCACCTTCATTAGCTCGGGCGATCCGCCACGGTCGGGCATTTCTACATCGAGAAGCATATCTTTATAATAACGAAGAGCACGCTTCAACAAATCCATATCTGCTGGCGCAAACGTTCCACCTTTATTTTCATTCGGCATTACTTCGACTCCAATAACCATGTGTTAGCCGTATCCATCCAGTCAAGAACCTCAGGATCGAGCTTCTCACCGTTACGATATGCAGTGTATACCTCACAAAACTTTTGTTCAACAGCCAATACACCATCACTTAGTGTAGGCAACGAAAACATTTCTACTTGCATAATCAATCTCCATACTATAATATTCTAATATAACCTATTATGGCTTAATTGTACACAACTATTTTATACGTTTACCTGGTGTGCCGATCATAAGTTTTGTATGGGTTTCTCCACCGATTTCTCTTGTATAGAAGTGATTCTTAAGTTCAGGATGACGTTTCAGTTCAGGATCATCCGGGTGAGGTGTGCCTAGGCGCTCTCCAGGCATTGCCCTCTGAGCATCCGCGCGTGACAGTGTGTGTGGTTTTAGATCACCAATCTGCTTCTTATGAAACGAAAGTGACGGGCCAGAGATCTCTGCATGTGATCTCTTTTGGCTGATATCACTTTTAACTATATTAGCAAGACCCGCCTTGCCTTCATCAGAACCATCAGACGCCATAGCTACGCGCTTCCTGCCCGTCTTGTCTTTATACAAGGCAACACCTCTGACCTTACCAGAGGCGTCTTTATGCAGTTTCCACATAGGAATGTTCTTAACCATGTCAGCAGGATTCTTGAACCCGGAGCCATGGATGCCACCAATATGATGGTATGCCTTCTGAACCATATTGAACACATGATCGGCATGCTTATGCTTTTCATCTTCATGATGTGGCAGAAGGTTTATGAACCGTTCCTGTAGAATAAATTGTTTAAATGTGTCCATTAATGGTGCTCCGGAAAATTACCAATCATCTTGCTAATGGTATTTATTACCGGAGTGAAGTTGACAACACGGTGACCTTCGCCAGGAAGATCAATAGGTTTCTTGTAGTGAGTATTAATATGTTCCCTAGGCACAACTGTATCCTCGGTACCATGAAAGACTACTACGTGATGGCGGGCATGCCCAACTGATGCATCTTCGAGCTTCTTATATGCAGCATAATGCTCCTTAGGGAGATTAAACTTCTTATAGTTGATGGATGGCTTTAACGAAGGGTTTATTAGCACAGTCTTTATACCATGCTTAGCTGCCATATAGTCGCCCCAGAAGCCGCCGGCGCTAGAACCAACAATGATTGGATCATCATGCTTCTTAAGCCTCTTGGCAAGATTGTCCATCTGCTTTTTTAAGACATCCGGATGTTGGTTATGGTCGATTGCAGGCGCAATGAACTTTTGGCCTGGAAAAGACTTCTTGATATGCTGCGCAGTATCGCCACTAGGCGAACTACCGTATCCATGCAAATAGACGATTGTACTTTTCACTTACGTAACTCCGCTCTTATTATTCACAATACGATAGATTGCATAATTTGTATACAACTATTTGCGGCCATACACGGTAAAGTGTGTAGCATCAGCCATAAGACAATCTTGATTGGCCTGATTACGAGTACGACGATAGGTAGTTCCATCCAAACGTGGCATCTCGCGACCTACAGAATCCTTACGAGGTCCACGAAAACGAATGCGGATCTTGATACCTGCATCTTTATATGCGTTACGAATATTATTATAGAACTGCATAGGAACCCAGTATGCCTTGACATCTGAGTATCCATTCGATTTAAGAACGAGATAACCGTATTCAATATCTTCAATAATAGTGTTCATATCAATTACTCCGAAAGCCACTCTTTGATGGAACCGAACTTGAGGTCGAACACCCACTCGAGACGCTCGTAACCGTAGAACTGCATGTCCTCGAGCTCGCCCTCAGCATCGGCGATGATCTCGATCGCACGAACACGATCAGTACCCTGCACCAACTGCATCGTCTTCTCTACACGAGCAATGAACTTGGTGAAGTTACGAGCCTGACGCTCTGCTTCTTCCGCATCCTTGCGGTTAAGCATATTGATGAGAGCCTCGAAGTCGGCATCGAACTCCTCGGTTGAGGCGAACTCAGCGTAACGAGGACGACAACCGTACACATCTTTGTACAGATCAGAGTAGATGTCACCATCACGGCTGTTGGTGGCGGTGTTGATATCAGCAAGAGTAAGCATAACAAAAATCCTCATTCACAATTGATATTACCATTATACACTAATCTGAATTAATGTACACAACTATTTTACCAGTCCTGCGCATTAAGTCGCTGTTCAGCAAGCAAATTTGCAGTTTCCTTAAAATGGCGGATGGCTGCTGCCCGAGTCTTGACATTATACTCTGCCAACTCCTTGGCCATTTCTGGAACTTCCCGACATTCGACAATGAAGTCCCAACCATCGGTGTTATAATTAGCCAAAGCATGATCATAAACAGCTTGAGCGTGAACGAGATACATATCAGTCATATTAAAATCCTTCCGTATGCATTTGAATACCTTCGATGCGAGGTGAGATCGTCTTGGCAGAGTACTGCACACCGTCGATCTCGAAGAAGTGGCGACCACCGACCGGACCAACCTTTTCCCAACGAAGCTTGAGAGTTTCGCGTTCACGGAAGGGGCTGATGCCATGGGTCCACTTGCGACCGGTACGGAGTTCGAACGAACCACCACAGAGGTTAGTAATCATATTTGTTCCTTTCATCATCATATACCCAGTATAATCTCTTTTCGAAATAATGTACATACAAAAATGCGCCCAGAAGCTATCCGAGCGCATTTTTTTGATTAGTATTTGAAGATTTCTTTTCGCCAGTATAGGCCATCGGCTTCGGAAAAACCGGGTTGACGTTCCCAGTATTTCATTTTGCGTTCGGCGATTTCAAGCTCATTTCGAGCGTCGGTGCGTTCGCGGAAATCTTTGGTAGTTTTGGCGATGTGTTGAAGGACGAAATGGTTATACGAATGGTTAGCCCATTGTGAATTGGGATTGAGTCGTTTTAAAAATGATGGATTGAAGTCCGAGTTCTTCGCGTTACCGGAGTCATAAAAAATAGCCATGATTGAGTACCTTTCCTAGTCGAAAGATCACCCTACCATGGCTATCGATATTTGTACACTGTTATTTTTTGCGACCGATGTTGTACTTGGTCACAAGGTTCCACTCATCCTTCTCCTTGAACGGAAGGATCTTGATCTGATTCATAGGTGTCAGAGGATCGTCGGTTGAACCTTCCTCGGCCAGCTTAATCAGTCCCCAGTCTACCAGAAGATTCGTGATAGCATTTCTACGACCCTTATCCTCATCCGAGAAGTTTGATGGTTTACCATCTAAAGCAAACAGCTCCTTGAAGTGGACGATATAGTATTTGCCCTGCTTGTGCAGGATATGGCATGATTGGTATAGAGTCTTATCCTTGCGTGATGCAACACCAATGCGTGTCAGCGTCTCACGGACCTTTAGGAAGTCGTCTTCCTCACCCAGCTTTACCTCGATTAGACTATCGACTACGTTCATTTCTAACTCCACCCTTATCAAGTTTATTTTTTATTGTTTTCATTTGATCCGGGGAAAGTAACTTAAGTGCGGCTTTGGCCTTTTGACGGTTATAGCCGTAGTAAGACATTACCAGTTCTAAATCACTATCCTTATCTTTCTTCACCCATTTTGAATACCGCTTACTGGGTCTTACAATATTTATTAGAAACGAATATTGTAACTTGTTGTCAAGACCATGATGGCAGTTCATCATGTTGGCCAGTTGTACGGTATCGGCGAAGTAGGATAGTGCCTTGTTAGTAATGAATGGTGCGTATGACTTCTCGGCAAGCTGATCGTTCTCAGTGCCTTTCATCAGGTTCTTCTTGGTGGAGTTGATGCTGTTTACAAAATCAAACGGTGTCATCCTGCTGTCTGCCCTTCATAATCACTTCGGCAGACTTATCAAAGAAGTCTGCACATTTCTCACAGATCTCAAGAGAGACCTGTCCGTCATCGGTGTTTAGCCGCATTTCATGGAACGGTACACTCTTGAGATACTTATCTTCACACACGGCACATGTTTTATTCCGGCTGAACCAGGTCATAGGAACTCACAATCCGCCATGACTTCGGTAAGACAGGCAGTCAGGTTGATCTCAGGATCAGCTGCGAACGCGTTCTGATACTGATACTTTGCAAGGTGGAGGACTAGGACTGGAATGGAGTCGGCCTTGATGTAGTCCTCCGCCTTGTCAAAGAAGGCGCGGAAGAACTCGGTGGTATCCATGTCCGACTCTGCAACCCACTTACGCATCGCACTGAAGTTTCGGTCCTTCAGGTAGGCAATGAGTTTGGCAAGGGCATTATCAGAGAAGTTTGACAGGATACCAGAGTCAATGTTCCCCGTAGCAGAGTACTGCTGGAGTTCATTGAGAACACGACGCCAGTCGGGGAAGTGCTTGGTTAGAACCTGAGCGACAACCGCCTTCTCGAACGGAACGTTCTCC